TTTCAAATAGAAATTCCCCTGTCTTTTTATAAGCATTTATTTTCATTATTTATGCTTCCTTATTCATATTTTACTATCAAGTTGAAACAAATACTTTTTGGAGCTAAGATAGTTCCTGAACCGTATGAAGTTGTTGGATAAACATTACAAGCGCCCCCGCCTGTTTGGGCAGGAGCTGCACCTGGGCATCCGCTACCCACCACGACAGATTCTCCAGTCCCAAACGTATGATTATGTTCAGGAACTTGTTGGCCTTTTAGAGACCCTAACAGTCTTGTAGGATCATCCGTTGTCCCATGCACTTGTAAGAAATAATCCTGAACAGCTTTTACTTTAAATGTAGTGCTGCCATCCCCACTTCCAAACAAACCGCTGTCCCACATCCCACCAGCGGTGATGGCAGCAACAAGTTCGGGATACTCTGCCCTTTGGAAGGTAGTTCCGTTTGCAAGAAGCCACCCCTCCGGAGCGGATGGGAACGGCCATAATTGATAAGCGCCAACAGGCACACCACCAGAAACAACAGGGGTCATAGAAGTCCATGTTCCTGTTGTATCACCGACCGGATTAACAGGAGAAGGCGGCCCGTTATTAATTAAACATTTATACAGAATACCGTCCGATCCAAGAACAGTAGAGACATTAGCTAAATAACTTACCTCATTGCTATATGTAGCAATATACTTTCCAAACTCGCCTCCACTTATTTCATATCCAGTTAAATCCGCTTTAACGGATAAAACCTTATTGCCTGACCCTGCAACAATTTCAGGCAGACGTTTTGCTTTGCCGATAGCAGCATCAATTATTGATGCTTCTTCTGTTGATCTATATTTTGGCTCCGCCATATTATACCTACTCTATTATATACGGATTTTGTTTTGTAGAATTTAAAAACCTATCAAGGTCTATACCCAGTTTCTCTAAATCCTTGACTGTTAGCACTCTGTCGTATTTGTTTTTTTTCCCCATCATTATGTCCAGTATTTCTTTTGCTCTATCAAAAAATCTTTGCTGGTCACCCTGTTGTGTTACACGTGGAATATTTAATCTATCATACATTATGCACCCTCTATTACTTCTGACAAAGAAGCGCCAAATAATACTCTTTTTATTTTAGCCTTCCCTGTAAGCCTGACTTTTAATGTTGAAATTTGTTTTGCAGGTATTCTAAATACAGATTCAGCCGTTATCGTTTTAGTAAAAAAAATAGCTCCTGTTTCATCTTTTAACTCAATTTTAACACCACCAAGAGTAAAATCACCTGTAACCCTACCCGCTGTTAAAACATGTTTCCTTAAAACTGATACTTCTTTTGACTCCCATATATAATCCACATATTCACCAGCACACCACGCTACAATTTCACGGGCAGCATCAGACGTTTGAATTAAATATAATGTGTCATGTGTGATAGGGTTATCAGCACCGATAAAGTACATTTTATACCCATCCGCTGTTATAAATTCATCGTAGTCAGCAGATGTAAATTCAACCAAAATATTAGAAACCGTTGAAACATATCGCCCACCCCAAACATAAGCAGATGTGTTAAACCTTCTTATTTCATTTCTACCAACCTTGAACTCTATTGCTGTGTCCGTACCCTTGAAAAAACATAGGTAAGAGCCATTGTAATAAAATGCAAACGCTGATGAAATCGGTAAAGCACTCCATTGTTCCGGCGAGAAAATATTTTGTGTCAAGTTAATAATATTGCCGCCAGAGTCTATAAGATATAATCCTAATGCAGAAGCAAAAATCACCCCGCCTTGGACGCTTACAATAGACTGCGCTGACTTGCACGGTAATTCAACAGATATTATTTCCTGAGATAATCTATCCGGTGTATCCCCATACACCAATACAGGGTTTGTTTTTGTAAACACTATTATAAACGTTCTGGCAAACCCCAAACCTACTATTTCAGATGGCATTGACAAAGAGAACTCAGCAGGGAATGTATAGGGAATAAATGTCTCAGATACATACAAAATATTATCGTTGAATCCAAAGACCATGCCGTTGGAACCAATGATAAGCCCTTGTATGTCATCAACCGGAGCATTCCATATAACATCCGGTAAAGTTTCATATGACTGTTGACTTAAAATATCTGTATATTCTAAAGGGATTGCTGTCTTGTCTATAGCGGCTATAAACCGGAACTCCTCCCCATTGTCGCCTACTTCAAGTCTGTATATCCAGTAATGAGTAGTGTAAACCCCGGCTTCTGTAGCATCAGTGAAGCCTGTCAGTTTGATTTGAGAATCGGTTTTGGCCGTTGTTGTTACAGTGGCAGGTGCAGGCGCTGACCTTACTACTGTGTTGTCATATCGTTGCCCGACCCGCTCATAACAATAAGAAACCTCTTTTGGTGCACCGGTTCCGGCTACTGTAATACTGTATGACAATGCACTTGTAGCAGGGGGGATTCCTAACCTTCTGGTAACTGTAGGAAAAGGCGGAGAGCCAGAAAGAGAGGTAACTGCATCCGCTTCTTTAGGATACCCATCTCCACAAAAAAAAATCCTCCCTGAACTATTATAAACAATGTCATTAATTATCTTGACAGATGGTACCCCCCATTCCAACCATTCTTCTGACATTTTCCAAATGGTCTGCGTAGTTGCCTGTGCATCAGCTACTTTTAAATTACCCCTGATTGGTTCTAAATTGCCGTTTATCAGTTCACAATTAATAGCAGATGAAGCATTCCCATCAGGAAGTAACCTCGATGAAACAATAGGTATTTCGCCTTTAAATACGGATATATCAATCATGTCCAGGACGTCCCTGTAAAGTCAATAAATTGTGATTGATGCTTATGCCTTCTGGAAGCCTGCCCAATAGCCTGCCCTACATAAAACATATAAGTCTGCTTCTCAACTGCTGCCAATTGTGGGTCATTCCATGCTTTACCCGGCATAAGCATAACATCTGCCTTCACACCAGAAACAATCCCTAAAAACCAATCATTCAATAATAAGTCCGGTAGTGATGTTGCTGTTCTAGTAGGTGTAAGGAATAATAAAACTTCGTATTCATCTCCTACTGTAAGCTCATCTTCTAAGGTTATTACATTTAATTCCCTATCCCATCGATAATAAGGCTGATCATTAACCACCAATTCGGCTCTGATAATTTGTGACCCAGTTGGCAGGCTACTTGTAACTGTAATTTCAGTTTCTCCACCGATAGCTGTCCCTTCTACTTTAACCTTCCATATCCCCGTCCGTCTGCAAAAGTCATCAGCTATAGTCAACAACTGTGATTTAATAGTAAAAGTAGGGCATGACGGGACATACTGTAAAATATAAGGTACAAATCTATCCATGTATATTAGCTTATCCTTCCTGTATTGTTTTCAACATCATTTCGTTTTGAAGTTTTATACCAAGTACATTGTAGCAAGCTGCAAGGTGTGAGGCTGCTTTTTGTCTGTTTATCCGCTCTGTTTCAATTTCATACAACCTGTAAAGACAGTATTCTACGACAGGGCTTATATATTGATCGGGAACTATAGCTGTATCTAATAATCCAATATCAGAAGGGATTACTGAATACACAAGTTCCACCGTAAGGGCTGAATCTGGAACTGGGAAAACACCAAAGGCTGTCGGGTTCTCAATGTCATAAATATAATGATCAATGTCATTAACTGCCTGCGGTGTCCATAAATTCCCCAATTCGTTTAAAGCTTCCCTTTGTAATAACCGGATTGGTTTACCAGTTGCTATGTTACGGGTTATATAGAGCAACCGTGCCCCGTCAGCAGGAATAAACTGTGTATATTTATTGGCAACTAGTGTCAATTCTATCGTGTTGGCTGTCGAGTCAGGACGCAACATAGCAATTGTTTTAAGTGATTCATTAACAGCGTTCAGATACACATCACCCCAAACAATCCCATCAGGGTCTTGTAGGTACTGTTTAAGTATTGCAACTACAGTATTACCTGTCATGCTATTCGTCCCGCTCCTGTCGTAAATTATATATCTTTACAAACAAATCCTCTTTGGTGTAATCATCAGGAGTAAGTTCTTCATTATACTTGTCTTTAATATATGTAATGAGGGCCGCTTTTGTAACAAAAGAATTATGTTTCCCGAAAATATCTTTTGCCAAAATCTCCGCTATTTCTGATTTTGGAATAGGCAAAACTGCTTTCTTAAACTTTGGTGTTCCAGGCAGATCGTACGGTTCCATAATCCGTCTGCCATTATCGTCTTTAGCTGTAGCTAACTCAGGCGTCCATACGTGATAAACACCTGTCTCTCTATTAATCAGAAAAGTTGACACCTGTTCCGGTGGTTTGTTCTCTTCCGCTTGTATTACCAAAGTCGGATCTTTCGTTTTATCATAATGTTTTGCTGGTATGAAACTCATATTCACTCCTTCTATGTTGTTGTTAGTAGGGTAAAACATTTATTTATATTTACCCTACTCTTTTAATTTAGCGTTTAGCGGTACATTCTTATGACGGCAACAGGTCAAAAAAGACGTTGACTGTCATTGCACCGACACCTGCGGTCTTTATAGCGGCAAAATCGGCGTTGCCGGTCACGGTAACTCGAATAGTCTGTGCAGTGCC